CATATTTTCACCGGTAAACTTGTCTAGTATCTCCGGCTTAGGAGCCACCATGACATCATCACCAGTTGCGGCCACACGAACAACCTCGCGAGGCGGTGCCTTCACACCACTGCGAATAATCGAGTAATAACACATCAATATCATAACCAAACAATTCGCAATGATGGTGTCTGAGCGACCTGACGTTAGCCCACTATAGCAAAGAACCCAATTCCCTTCTATATACATGAAGTACCGTGACACCGCATCTAAAATGCGACCGACCATCTCACAATCTTCCGGGGAATACCCACACTTCTCCGCCAACCGCACCATCACCGTGCGATAGACATTAAGCATAGCCTTATGACGCTGGTCATACGTATTCTGGTCTCCGGCATAGACCCAACCCTTCCCGAACTCATCGAGAAAGTTACGTAATTCACCCCAACCAGGCCCCGCGGCATTCATGGTTACAACACACCCCGACTGAAACGGGATATCCATGAGATAAGCCATAATCGGGAGGATATAACGTCTAATCATGTGATTGTCGACCCAATCCATCACATAAAAGATCCGCGCTTTTCCGGCCTCCGCTTTAACTGTAGGGTAAACCTCATCCTTCAGTGTAGCGGAAACCATCGTAGGATTAACCGGATCCGTCCCACGCAAATGGTCATGTCTCGCCGCAATCGCCTCCAAAACCTTCGGGTGGATTTTGAAACCACCCTCAACAGGCGTGAAAGCGTTCTTCTTGGTCACCCCCATCATCGCTAGATGAGGGCCCATCGACTTATCATTGTCGCGGGCATTGATCAAGACATTACTCTCATGCCCGGTGATCGCGGTATAATCAGACAGGGGATGAAGCTGCGTGGGGGGAATACCCTCCAAGTAAGCCTCAACTGCCGCATTCATCGCGTCCATATCCAAGTCTACCTTGTGGCGCATCGCATTCAAGCGACCAACCACAGGACTCATCCACGTACCATCAGGCAATTGCTTTGCATGGCCAGCATACGGTTTCCCGTACGGCTGGCACCCCGACTTAAAGACATCATGAACAGTGGAGGGCTGAGCGGAAAAACTCGGCTTGTCAAAGCTCTTCTGATGGGCCACTGGTATATGATCCGTCTCACCAAACTTCGGTTGCGTCGCGATCCAAGCCAGATCAGAACGGGGATGCAATCCTGGAGCACATTGCGCAATGTGGTGCTCAAAGGTTGGGGACATCCCGTTCCCAAAAAGTGGTGCATTCAAAACCTTCCCACGAAACATCTTAATCACCTCTCGCACCTCTCCTTGGCACAGAGGAACAGAAATCCCATAGCGCTGCAATTTGTGAAACGCAACATGAAACCGTAAATCATCCCACTGTTACCAGTGAGTGGCAGTCCGCAATCTCCCTTCTTCGTCTCAAGGAAGTAGCAGTACATCTCATCAACAGTCGCCTTACCCCGAGAACCAAGCTCACATTCTTCTAAAGGAACACAAGGCTCTTTAGGGAGTCGAGCAAAGCAATTGTGACCCACCGAAGGAAGATGTTGCAC